GTGAAGTAGTCGGGATGGTAGTGCTTCTCCTGGCACTGCTCGCCGAACTCCTCGGCCAGGTACGACTGAAACGCGATCGCTTCGAATCCAATCCGCCCATGCCACTTCCGCCAGGTCTCGATCGCCGCCGCCACACGTTGCCGGAACGACGATCGGAACTGCTTAACCTCGAGGACATAGATCTCGGGAACACGCGCGAGGGCGTATCCCACCGTGACGATTGCCGTCCAGTCATCCCGCTCGTCCTCTCCCACGTTCGGATCAATGAACGAGATGCGCCGCAGCTCCGGCAGCACTTCTTCCTTGAACTTCGCATCATACTCGAAGCCGTTGTCTTCCTTCTTGAACCAAGCCTCCGGGAAGACCGGGCTGGCCGATGTCTCTGGTCTGTTCATATACTCGCTCATCCAGACCGACCGGGGCACCGTCGCCTTACGCCATGCCAGCGCATCGTGCGGCCAGATCTCCGGCGCCAGAGGCGATCCGTCCGGAAGCTCCGCTTCGAATCGAAACTTCTGCCACTTTTCTTCATACCGACTCTGACCTTTCAGTCCGACCGGCGGTTCGATCTCTTTGTCGTATAGCTCCTTCAGCAGGGACGACGGGTGCACGATAGTGCCGACTACCTTCAACCGCGAGTCCGGCTCCAACGCGCCGTAGGCATCGGCGTAGAAATACTCCCGCACCTTCGCGCGGATGTCCGGGTTCTTGGCTTCCTTCCGGTCCTCGAGGTCGTCGACAACTACCTCGGTCGGGTGATCGCCACGGATCTGTGCGAAAGACCCCTTTGAGTAGATGTGCCCGCCGTTCCGGAGGACAATCTCGTCTTTCGTCCACACACCGCCCGGCAGCCCTTCCGTCGACTGTTCTCCGAAGTCGGCAATCAGTCGCCGATTGGTGGTCAGCTCCCGCTTGTGCCTGCGCATCCACTTCCGGGGCAGACTGCCGCCGTAGCTCAGTTGACAGATGATTTCCTCGTCGCCTGGCAGATATCGGAAGCCCCCGCCGTCCAGATGTTCGACGGGACGCCCGTAAGGATTCGTCAGCGTCACCCACAGGGGATATCCGCAACTCCAGACGACCGATTTCCCGTGATCGCGCGGCTCGATGTCCAGCAACCGTGGAGCACGCGCCTGTCCCATGACGGGTACTTTGTATTCCGGGATTTCGTACCGGTGGTAGTGCGGGAAGTACCACCACCAGAACAAATAGAAGTGCTCGGTGCACAGCTCAACCCTCGCCCTGGGATCGCTCAAGTACTCGCGTAAGTCGCTTGATTTGCGCCGGCGCCTTGTCCGCGAACTCTTCATCCGGTTGCCTGTTGACAAAGATGTCTGTTTTGTGCATATGGACCTGCCGTTGGTCGACAAGCGGCCGATCTCCCTGAAGGATCCCCACCGATCTCAGGAAATCCCTGGCAGCCCACAGGTCGCCGCCTGTCATATCCCCCTTGCCTTGAAGGTACTGCTCGTAGACCTTCAGCGATTTCTGCGTCATTGCCGCCACTATCTTTAGCCAGCGCTCACTCGTATCCAGAAACAGATTCTGGAAATCGTGCCGCCAGTTGCGGATCGTCCGGTCGGTAACATTCAAGTCCCGGGCCACGTCCGCCGGACGATCACCCTTCAGCAATCGCGCCATCGCCTGTTGCTTCTTCGGCGTGAGCCGGAAATGGGTTGTAATCGACCGGTCTGCTGCCATCACGTCTTCCCATTATCCAGGTCCGGGAACATCCCCGTGACCATCTGTGACCGGAGCTGCTCAAGCAGCTCGTCCCAATCGGTCCGGAACCACTCGATCGGCAGGCCGTACTTCTCTGCGCCTTCCATAGGTTGCCCGACGGTCTGCTTGCTCACGAGCTTCGCCGCCGACTGTTGCACCGCTTTCAGGTCACCCTTCCGCTCGATCGCCTTCCGCTGTCGGGCCAGCCGGACCATCGTACCGAGGAACCGGCGGTCCAGCAGCCGCTGCCCCACGCCGAACGAAAACCATGGCAGGCCGTCGGCATCGAAGAAATCCCGCCAGTACACGTACCCGATCAGGTTGCAGCGCAACTCACGGTCGAAGTCTCCGACCTGTGCGCACCGCCCGTGGCCTGGCGAAGCACAGATCCACACCGAAGATGCAAACTCGTACTTGCTGACCAGAAGCCACCACGCGTACGCGGGCAAGGTGCAGATCCTCACCTGGGGCACGAGAAAGCCGCCGACGAGGGGCACATCCTGCCCGGGACCGTACGTCTCGGCTCGGAGCGCATCGCGTGTCTCGTCAGGCAGCGGCAGATCGGCATCCGCCAGCCATTTCAGTACCGCCACTCGCCCGGCCAGTTGCTCGGCGCGATCGAGTTGACACCGCAACTCGGTCCGGTATCGCTCAGTGCCGGGGTTCTCCGGTCCCTTGACCAGCGACCGCGCCGCTCTGAGACAGTCCCGGCTCTGTGTTTCTGTCAGTAGTACCTGCAACATACCTCTTGCCTACACCGCCTCTGGGCAATCCTCGCAGGATCCAATCCCGCCCTTGTCTGGCACGAGCAAGACAATGAGCCTCCTGTCCTTCTCATTCAGCCGCAGATCGGCGCCCTTCCTGCCAACCCTCTGCGAGAGATCGTCGCAGAGGTAGTCCCATTCCTCACGTGTCTCGGCCTGGAAGAGCAGGTAGATCTTCGGGCTGGCCATCGACCTGCTGCTGTACACCTCGCCCACCTCGTGTTTCATTCTTGTTCGTCCTGGATGGGCTCCTCCGTTTCGTTAATTGCTCGCCGGATGATCTCTACGTTCGGCAATAGAATCTGATCTTCTATCCATCGCGGAGGCACCGTACATGGATCACGGGATCGTTGAGCGGCTTCGGTGGCGGTCTCGTCTGCTCGGCGATCTGGCCCGGACAACAATAGTATCTGATCTTCTGTCCATCGCCAAACGGCGGATTGTAGTGGTAGTTCAGCCATTCATCATCCCTCGTCACGCGCCCGGGTCAGTGCCACCCGAAGTGCGTCCATAGCCGCAGCAAAGTTGTGGTATAGGTCTATGCACCCCCAATCACACACGATTTCGACATTGCCCCGCCGCCAGAAGCCCTCTGGACAGCAGCAAATCGCTGGCCGGACGCTCGGCAACTGCATGATGATGCCAAGTTCCAACAGTGTGATGGGTGACCTGGTATTCGGGTCGAAGCAAATGAACTGCATCGTCGACGCCCTCAACCACCGCAACTCCCACTCTACTTGTTCTTTGAATCGGGAGTCTTCCCTTGACTGCCGCCAGGTTGAGTCCCAATCGTCCCGCCGGGGGTTGAAGATCACAACGTCGAAGTCCGTCAGTTCCCGGACAACCCGCGCCTGCCAGTGTTCGGCGGTTCCCATCTCGATTGACCCGGACAGGAATATGGTGTCTCTGCCCTTGATCTCATGTGGTTGCGGCCCTCGTGGAGCTTTGACTTCAATCATTTGGCTTCTCCTTTGTTGCTGTTGTCTGGTTCAGCGAACAGTTCCTCTTGTCGTAGCCGTGCCCGCGCTATCTCGCAATAATTGGGTTCAATCTCGATGCCGATGAAATGACGAGTCCCCCGGGCCGCGGAAAGCGTCGTACCGGACCCCGCGAATGGATCAAGGATAAGCCACCCGGGCCGCGAGAATTTAGCAACCAACCATTGTACGTGAGTCTCCTTTCTTGGACAGGGATGGGTATTCCAATCATCTCGATGCCCCTGGGATGAAGAATCACATTCTCCAGGCAACAGCCTTGAACCATCCCCAGGGAGTGCGCCATCGCCAAATACGTACGCCACGTCTGCCCCATACAGAATGTTGCCTTTATAGGTCGGTGGGGTGCGGCGTAACCAGCAGGTCCGAACGAATGGAAAAGAATCGGGGACTGCCGACAAAAATCGAGGGTCGGAATCACAACCAAGATGAATCACCAGTGGCTTAGTGATCCGCCTAAATTCCTGGACGGCCCGGCCGAATAAACGATAAGCATCATCACTACCCGCCATGACAACATTGCAGTTCGGCCAAACTGGATCTGTGATAATAACATCAACCGCCCCGTCGGGGATGCCCTTCATGACCTCAAGACAGTCGCCGCAGATCACCTTGTCGATGTAGTCGTCAGGCCAGGTCATTCATCCCTCGTCACGCCGTCTGTCATACTCTGCCCTCAACCTGCACTCCAGCGCAGCCAGCCTGTCCATCTCGTCTACGCCCAGCCACAGGCCCAACCGTATCCAGTACAGACAAAGGTCACAGGCGAAGATGAACGGCCACGGCAGCAGGCGAATCCAGAAATGCAACTGCCGACAATTGAAGACGCTGTGCTTGACCACCAGCGGGGATAGTTGGTGGCCCCATCGCAGAGGAACGGAAACGATAAGCTCAATCCGATAGCCGTACCGTCGTGTCCAGAGGCCCACATAGTAGCCTCTGTCCGATAAGCTACCCCCGATGTGGACCCTGAAGGGTATCCACTTCCTCATGTTCAGTACCTCCCGTCCAGCTCAAACTCGGCGTCCTGTGGCAGCCTCAACTCCGCCGGCATCTTGCGCACCTGCAGCGACGGCGGGAACCGCCCCATCTTCTTCACGGCCTTTCCATTGATCTGCACCTGCTTCACGTACGCCGGAATGTTCAGATCCCAGCACTGGTTCAGCAGGTCCTCTATCCAGCTATCCTCGCAGGGACGGGCACCGGCCCCGCTCTCACACCCGATCACGAGCCAGTCTATCTCACCGAGCGCAACATTCAGCCTGATCGGCTCGAGAAGCGGTTCGATCGACACCCAGCGGTACTCCGATTCAAGCGATATCAGAGTCGGGATCCGTTCGTCAGCGGTGTCCTGATCTTCAACCGAGACCCCCGGCCAGATGTGCTCCAGCTCGGGCGCCGTGCCGAACAGCTCCCACTCCACTGATTGCCAAAAGCCGATCATTGACCTGGCGCGCTTCGTCAGCAGGAGAAACCTATGCTGTGGTGCCCCGGCCATGGTGGCGAAGATCTCAGAGCGGACCTCATCCGATACCAACGGATGAAACGGGTCGCCCATCGAGCAGACGAGCATTCGCTGCGGCTTTCGCCACCCGATCGGTTCACGAAGCCGATCCCGATGGACCGTCACCTTGAACGGATGGTCGCTGTCGTACCGCGCGCACTTCCGCAGCCGGGTCTCGGCGTAGCGTTTAGCGTAGCAGTTGTCGCAGCCTCGACTGACCCAGGAGCACCCGGTCACCGGGTTCCACGTCCGTGTGGTGTACGGTATGCTCATCTGTGCTGCATCCTCCTGACCGTCTCGTCTTCAAACCATTGGTAGGCTATCCGCTTTCGCGACGCGACATCCCCGATCATCATGGCGTAGTTCGCCACATCCACGGCCTCCGCTCGCAGCTCAGATGCTGATCGCTCCGCCACAATTGCGAGTGAGAGTTCCAAAATTTTGTTGCGTAGCCTCAAAACCAGATACTCCGTCCGGCACGTGCTCCAGTGAGTTTTGTGGTCGTGGCGCCGGAGTGTCGTTTCCATGTCGTGTGCGAAGTCCAGCAGCTCTGGCCGTAGATAGAAGGCAGTCCTCAGCCGTTTGATGAATCTCATCCCTTCCTCCCTTCAACCATCGCTCGAAACATCGAGAATTCGCGCAACCACCTGCGGTACGATGCCGTCGCCAGAGCAGGTATCGCGGTCCATCCCATTGGCCACCCCATGTACCAGTCTTGCCAGTCGGGGTTCACGATTCCACCAGCTGGAGACCAGTTCGCCAGGAACCCATCCAGGCACTTGTGTTTTTCCCGATGAATCTGACTTTTGCTGCCGCGCGGTCCCGTGCCGCGATAGTCGGCAGCTCTCGGCGTCGGTGCCAACCGGCGCCGCTTGTGCAGGAATGTCAGGAGATCGTCGGCGCCGCTCGCTGCTCGATTCGCACGGGCATAATCCGGTCCACTCGGATGGCTCTTGGGGGTGGGCCAGTATCCAGACGCGCGTCCGCCGGTGCCAAGCCCCAACGAGCGCCGCTGAAACACAATCCCATTCACAGTCATACCCGCTCTCGGCCAGGTCGCCGAGAATGGTGCCAAAGTACCGGAAGCTAAGGAGCCTTGGAACGTTCTCCAGCAGCGCATACTCCGGTCCCACCACGCGAATGGTTCGTAGGACGTCCGGCCACAGGTTCCGGGGGTCATCTTCTCCAAGTTGCGGCCCGCTCTCAGAGAAAGGCTGACAGGGGAAGCCGCAGGTAACGATGTCAACCAGTCCCGATAGGCTGCTCCCATCGAAGGATCTGAGGTCACTGTGAATTGCGGCATCGTCCAGATACCCTTGCCATGCACGCGAGACAAGAAGCGCCTGACGGTACGGCTCCGCCTCGACGTACCCGACCGTCCGGTATCCTGGCACGATATGTCTGAGCGCAAGGCTGAACATACCGCTGCCGGAACATAGATCCAGGCCATTCACAGTTACCTCACGTGCCCTCTCATCTCGGCCACAAGCCGTCTCAGCCTCTGACCGCTCACGGGAACCGCGCCGGCCTTGATAGCTCTGCGCCGCCAAGACTGGCAGACATCGTAGTGGTCGTTGTGCCGCCATTCCGGGCGCAGACCCAGCCGCCCCGCAAACAGGTCCAGCTCGTCAGGATCCGCCGGACAGGCAAACAGGTGACTCATCACGAACCTGCCGTAGCGATTCCTGGCCTCGTCGACGTAGATCACAACTTTCCTCTGAACCGCACGGGTAGCATGGTTCTCCCCGGCCACTGTGCCACAGCATTCACGTACTCCCCCTCATGCTTCCGTTCCGCCAGCTCCTTGCGGAACCGCTTTCGCGTTCCCTGAGAACACCGGCTTGGGTGCGGTCTGAACAGCAGGAACACATACGGCTGGCCGTTGGCGATGTCCGCTGACTTGGGCACCTGCTTGCACTCCAGCTCGATATTCCCGTCGTTGTCGTCGTAGATCACCTCCTGCCGCACCAGCGCATCCAAGAGCAGTTCATCGACAGCCACGTACAGGTTCTTTTTGTCCTTGAACCTGCGCTTCCGCGCCACCGAGACCTGAATCTCAGTCCGCTTTCCTTGCCCGGCCTGCTGTCGCTGAAGCTCCCACAGGACCATGCGTAGATCACCCATGGTGCAGATCTTCAGGAACCACACCCGCTGCGCCATCTTCTTCCGTCGGTTCGAAGCGATCGACACCGACCTATTGAACCGCGCGCTACGCAGTGTCGGCAGCTCGCCGTACAATGTCACTGAGACGCTCGAGATCTGACCGTCGTCATCCCTGACGATCGTCGCCGATCCTTCCGGCCCGGTCAGAGTCCTCACTCTTGGCATATCGTTCACTTGTCATCCTCCCAACCGTTTTGTTTGACACCGGCTTGCCTGTCGCGCTGCGAAGAAGGTGTAGGTGTAGAAGGAGGTATAGAGGTAGAAGACGGGCGGTCGAGCCGTGGAATCGCCGGGGAATTTCCGGGAAAGACCAGGGTCGGACCACGGCTTTTCCGTGGTCGCGGAGGCGGGATAATCGACCGTGCCTCTTTCGGATGAATCGGCTGGTGCTGGGTGAAGTTGATTATCTGAATGTACCGCCGTTGCCCCACGCGATAGCGTTTGACGAACCCCCCCCTGTGCAGGTCTGACAGCAACTTATCCACATTTACCTCTGGATTGTGCGGGAAAATGTTCCCGTGGATGGTCGCTACGATGTCTTTCAACAGTCCCGCCCGGTCGGCCAGGCACCACAGCCCTTGAAACAGCCTGCCTGCCGCCCATCCCAGCCGCGCCAGCTTCTCATTGCTGAAGAACCCTGGTCGAATGATCCTCGATCGCATCGTACCCCTCTACTCAGTACCGTTGACGGTTCCGCCGGTAGAACATTGGCTCCCGGACCGGCCGCTCTGCCTGCTCGCGCCGGTAGGCGCTCAGTGATTGCTCGTCCTCGTCCGGTCGCCGCCCTGATCGTCCGAAACAACAGCAGACCGGATCCGGATATCCCCATAAGGCCTTGCGCACTATCCGCCAGGCTGCCTGTCGCTCCCGGTGTCGATCGAGAATGGTGCTGCGACGAGCCTTCACTCTCAGTTGAGCCTCCTGTCCATGTCACCCATCTGCTTCGCCGCCCAGCAGATACTCTGTGTGACTGCTTTGGCCCTGACCAACGACGATGGAGCTCGCAGTTCTCGACCACCATCCAGCCAACCGAGCGTGAAGGCCCTCAGGTTGCACTGTGGTTTCCGGTCCGCCAGAACGATATAGATGCCCGTCGCGTGGTCCAGGTCGCAGAACATGGCATGATCCGGAGGAATCCGTCCAAGCGCATACCCCAGGTTCCACTCCGGCAACCGGCGCAGTTCGTCGATCTGATCGCGTTCCATTTTGGGGAAATGTTCTCTGACTTCTTGTAGCGTAAGCATCCATGCTCCTTTCGTGCGTCCATGCTGTGTTGTGTGCACGGGCACGGAGTCCAGAATGGGGGACTTTTGGGTGACTGGCTCTCCGTGTCCCGCGCACCAAACACTGTCGATTAGGTTCTGATTCCAGCCTCCCGCGCGATCGCCCTGCGCTCCATCCTGTCCAGCAGTAGATTCAGCCGGAGATCCGCTCGTGCAATCATCGGGTGCGATCGCCGCTCCAGACGGTAGTCAACGAACAACAAGTCTTCCGCCGCCCTGGTCACCGATTGACGTAACTGTCTCAGCGAGTCCTTGCGCACACGCCAGAGCCCGGTGACCTGATGGTGCACCAGTTTGCTGTCCATGTGGCATATCACTGTGGCTCCCGAATGATGCTTGCGGCAGTGTATCAGCCCGCAGAGCAGAGCCGTGTACTCGGCCTCGTTGTTCGTGCCTGGCTTGACCGGGGAAGCGTGCTCGTGAATCACGTACCGTGCGCGCACAACGACCACTCCGATCGCCGACGGGCCGGGATTGCCACGGCTCCCGCCGTCAGTGAACAGATCGATTACTTCCCTGCTCATGGGATCGCCTCGATGTTGAAAATGCTAACCCCTTCTCTCATCGCGTCATACCCCATATAAGACCGGAAAAAAACGGAAATTTCGGAAATTGGTGCCGGGCCGGACGGAACACACGTTGGTATGGTCTAAGGAAAGGATCGTGTGATGCTGATTTGTCCGGTCCCGGCATATTCACTCTCTCACTCTGTCGCGTTCAAGGCTATCCCTGCGCGCCGCCCGTTTCCCCATCTCCCGCGCCGCCCTGGTCGGCACCAGTGTCGGCCGGACCTTGGCCGGTCCAAGCAGATCCAGACTCACCCGCCGCTTGCCCTCGTTGACGTAGCACACCCGGTAACGCAGTTCGCCGATCTCGACGATGTCACCCACCTTCGGCAGATCACTCATCGCACTGTTCGTCATCTTCCTCCACCTCAGGCCCGAACGGGTCCGGGCACAGCAGCTTCTCTGCCTCTGACAGGGCTGCGTAGTTCCGCTGGCACTTGGCGCACTGCTTGTGCCCCATATACACATTGTCAGTGTCCCACATGAGCGGTCCGGCCAGATTGTCGCCGATCCGATCCTGGCAACGGGTACAGATGACGTAACCGAAATGGTGGTCGCGGACCCTGGCATGATCGAACACCTGGCAGAATATCCTCGCCAGCTGCTCCCGCTTGACCTTCTCAGGGTCGATCGTGACGCCCTTTTCCGCCAGCAGCCTCAGTGCGCTGGCTATGTCCTGATCGTCATGGCTCATTATGATTCCCGCTTAGGTTGGCCGACCACAGTCCAATGGATTCCATCATTGCCGGGGAAGGCCAAACTCAAACGCTGACGTAATCCCTCCTCGAACGCCCTGCGAGCGAAGTCAACGTCCGCATCCCCCGGATATCTCACCTTTGACGGTTCTGTTGTGCATGGAAAAGTAAACTCGATTTGACAGAACCATATTTCCTTGTTTGGCAGGTCGGCCATCTCGCGCTCAAGTACGGCAACGCGCTTCGTCAGTTCTTCCATCGCTCACCTTCTCGCTCCATTCGTCCGGCCAGGGCCGCGAACCGTCCCAGGGGGGATCCAAGGGACGGCCACGGCCCCCACTCCGGACGTTTTCTCCTATTGTGTGGCTGCTGGCTCCGCTGCCTGCTCTCCTTCATGCTCGATCCGCTCGATCTCTCCGTCCAGCCAGTCCACCTTTCGCTGAAATGTGGCAACCGTCTTGGCGTATTTGCTCCGTTCGTTTTTCAGGTTGGATAAATCTCCCGAGACCCGCTTGATCTCTGCGTCCAGCCACTCCACCTTTGGTCGGAACACACCAATAGATCTCTGGTAATGGCTCCGTTCCTCTTTCAAGTTCTCCAGATATCCCATGGTCCACCTTTCGTTTTTGCGGCGCCGGGCGGCACCCTTGCCCTGATGTCATTCCCGATGTCTACCGCCCGGCAACCTGTCTCAACCACCCCGAAGGTGCGGCAGTTTTCGCTGCGTCGGCTCTCGTCCCCAGGTCGGGTTCCCCTCAGACCTGCTCCACCTGCGCGGGACGAGGAGCCGACGCGCTTCCCTCAGCCTTGCCAGCCGCTGTCTTGACCCGCTGTCTCTTCCCAGCTGCCTTCGGCTTCGGTTTCACACCTGTTGGCTTCGCTGCCTTCGGCTTTGCCTCCGTTGGTTTCGCTGCCTTCTTCATCTCCCGGTACGTCTTGGTCAGATGATCGAGATACTGCGTGAGCTGCTCTGTCGACGCCTCACCGAGGTTGGTGGTCTCCAGGTGCTCAAGACGAGCTGCGTCTGCCGCCTTCGAGATCGGATACACGAGCTGCTCGCCGTTGCTGATCCGCCCGACCAGCCTCACCAGTTCCGTGAGCCGATTGTTGGCTTCTTCCAGTTGCCCCTTGTTCATGCGCGAGATCGCGAGATCGGACGTCTCGCCGAAATACGCCTGCTGCATGAGCGCCAGCCGAAGTGACTTGGCGTCCTTGGCGGTTCCGGCCGCTACCTGATCCAGCAGTGCATTGTTCCTCTCCAGCAGGATCTTACACTGGTCCCGCTCGGCGCGGTGATTGTCTTCTTCACCGATCAGATCCCAATCGTCACCCGATGTGGTCTCCGTCGGTTCTGCGACGTCTGAGAGCAGGAACTCGACGACCGGTTTGAAGTCCTCGTAGGTCGGATCCCGGAAAACCTTACCATCGATCAGGTCCGCCCGATCCTTGATGACCGTCGCCTCACGCCAGACCTCTTTGTTCGGCCCCAGCAGCCGCTCGTATCGCTCCATTCGGATCAGGACATCGGGTTCGTACGCCGTCTCCCCCTCGACCTTCATGCGGACGCCGTCCTTGATGAGTTCGCGCTTGCCCGTCTCCTCATTGACCTCGTAGGAGTACGTGTACCCCTCGCGGCCGCTGAACCCCACGTGGGCGCGAATCAGCACCAGTCGGTCGCTGAACTCGCGTTTCCACGTTGGCTTCAGGAAACCCCAATCCTGAAACTCGATGCGGTTGCGGCCCTTCTTCTGCTGGTAGGCCTGAAGGAACCCCTCGTAGACGTGCGTGATGGAGTCGATGAGGAGGATCTCGGCGTTGCCTGCAGCACAGTAGTCCATGGAGTCGATGAGATCCGAAAGCGAGCGGGAGTCCTTCAGCAACACCGGTATCCCGCGCTCCGCAAAGAACGGCCGGAGGAACTTGGCACTCCGCTCCGTGTCAAAGATAACGATCGGCTTCTTACTGCCGATCCGCTCGTACAGTCCGGCTGCGATCAGAGCAAGGGTGTACGATTTGCCGGACCCTGCCTGGCCCTGCACCGCAACCTTCAAGTACGGTTGCGTGTTAGCCAGGTCCGTAAAGAAATTGTCGTATTTAGCCATCTTTTTCGCTCCTTCGTCATGCTTGAGACTCGTGCCCCGCTTACCCCTTTTCGACCGGTTCGACTTGAGACGTGCCATCCTCGCCGTCTATCTCGGCGATCTGATCCCAAGCGACCGGCTTGGGCACCGGTCGGTCCTGGATGCTGATGCTGACGTTCCGCTCGCTGGTCAGGTCACAGCCGGTTTCCTGTTCGACCAGCTCCAGCAGCGCGTCAGCCGCATCGCCGTCCACCTGGACCGAGCAGTCTGTGTTCAGATTCGTGATTTCAATTCTGCCCATCTTCATCGTCTCCTTGCGGGCCGTTTGCCGCAACCCCGTCAGCAAACGGCCTTATTAGTGATCTGGAATCAGTCACGCGATCACCTACCTGCTAATCAGTTGTGCCCACCATATTCCGGACCTACCGCGTCCACGCGATCAAGCCTATGTGCTTGAGCGCGAACAGGATCAGGTGCGTCCCGAAATACAGTATTATGGATATGATTAGAGGTGGGAACAGACGGTCCGAGAAGTCAGGAGTACGTGTTGGTGCGGAAAGACCCTCTAATCGCCTAAATGGATGGTGTTGCATTCGCAGTCACCCCTCTCTGGTGGTAAAGGCTTTAGATTCGGGCCTTTAAGAGAGGTGACCTTCAATCTGTGGAACAGGGGGTCGGCGGTTCGATTCCGCCCCCCGGTATTACTACCGATGGCGCGGGAACTTACCGCGAGTCCCACGAAAGAAGATATCACCTGTCTCAAGGTCCTGCTGTCATTTACATATATCGGCCCGGTCCGTTGCCTGTCAAGTGTAAAATTCACGGCGCCTCTTTCCGGATCCGCTCCAGTTGCCTGCATATCCAGTCGCTCATGCTGCGACCTTCAGTGTGCGCCTGGCGTTCGATCCAGCGCTTCAGAGCCGTCGGGACCCGGACCGACAAATGTTCATCTCTTGATTTCGGCTTTGGCATTGTGCTCTCCACTTACAAGTAAGCACATTGTCACACATCCTGTCAAGCTCTTTTTTCAGCTTTTTTCAGCAGCCGGGACCGGTGGAACACGCCGTGTCACTGACATCTGGGAAAGGATATGAGTGACTGGACAGATCCGGCCCCGGCGCTCAACTATATGTTCAGGGCGGACACCGGCGTCCGCCGTTCGTACGACCGCAGAACATCCTGCTGCTCGACCTTGAGATACTGCTGGGTGGTGGTGACGTCCTCGTGCCCCAAGATGTTGCGGATCAACAGGATATTGCCAATGTCCTCGTAGTAGTGTGTGGCTGCCGATCGGCGCAGCTGGTGGGGAGCCAGTGCAACCGGTGGATCTACCAGCTGGCCGCACCGCTCGAATATGTGCCGCACGTTTCGGTAGATCAGCCGACGGCCGCGTTTCGTCGAAAACAGCAGCTCGCCCGGGATCTCGAGCTTCGCCCGCTGTGCCAGATACACCAGCAGCCGCGCGGCTGTCGTCGGTGCGAAGCCGAGGATCCGCTCCTTTCGGCCCTTGCCGAATACACGGACCGTCCGGTCCCGGATCGACATATCGTCCAACCGGATCGAGATCAGCTCGTTGAGCCGACACATCGTGTCGTAGCCCAGCATGAGCATGATCTCAGCTCGCAGGCCGAAAAATTGACCTCGCCGACGCCGACGTACGGCCCTGATGACCCGTTTGAGATCTTCTCGAGAGGTCACCGGTCTGACCCGTCTCTCGCAGCGGACCAGGGGAATGCCGCCTGTCGGATCATGTCCGATCAGCTCCTGACTCAGCAGGTAGCGGTAGAACTGGCGATACAGTTTCAGACGACCATTGATCGTGATGCCGGCCAAGCCCCGTCGCATGAGCGATAGTAGATATTGCTGGACGTCGGATGTTTGCAGGGTCAAAAGCGATTGGTCTTTCTCTGCGGCCCACCGGATCAGGTAGTCAAGCCGCTCCTGGTAGACCGATAGAGTTTTGTCAGTCAGCCGTTTTGCCTCACAGTTAAATATGAAGGAGTCCACGGCTAAGGTTTCATGCGGGTTCATTTTGCCCCTCCGAGTTGCAATTACAGGTAGCACCTCTGGTGTAGCGCAACGATGTCAAGGGAATATGGTGGGCAGCACTGACAGGTTCTGGCAGTACGACTTTAGTATAATGACTGCCCTGGGATTGTCAAGAGGAATCTGGTCTGGTTTGTCAGGTTTCTCGGCAGCGAAAAAAAAAGGGGCGGAACACCGTCCGTGCTCCGCCCGCGATTTTAGCCGCGTAGCACCTCCCGGTTTGCTATCGGGTGATTCTCCCGGCTAAAACACCAAGGTTTAGCTCAGAGCTTCCTTGGGGTCCTACTATAGGTAGTATCGGCAATTTCCTTGAGATGTCAAGGGGAAAATACTACCTTTCTGTAGATTGGGGGAGTAGCTCAATTGGATAGAGCGGGGTCCTACTAAGTCCAAGGTTGGGGGTTCGAATCCCCTCTCCCCTACACAGACACCAAAGGCCCGGCGCCGCGCACGCCGGGCCTTTCCTCTCCCCCCTCACCGCGCGATCGGCCTGGCGAACTTCAACCCCACATTTGCCTGGAGTACATTCCCCGTCGGGTGATCGACGTCCGCAAAGACCGTTTCGGCGAACACATCGACGCTGAACGGCACCATCCACTCGGTCCCGCTTGCTGTGTATAATCGAGCGGACAGGCCGACACCGGTCAGAAAGTCGGCGCCGTGCTGGTCACCGTCGAGCCAGGCGTCCGCGCCCATTAAGGTGTAGAACGCCAGGTCCTGGCTCACATACCAGCTCAGCAGAGCCGTCGCCTGCATCGCCTGTAGTTCGCCGAAATTCCATTTCGTGTAGAGCGTTCGGAAGCTCAGATACCGTTCCCCGTCGATCGGGAACTCCGTGCCGGCCTGCAAGCCTCCCGCCCACTGGCGGAAGTCATCCGTGGCGAGCGCGGATCCGCAGATCACGCCCGAGAAGCTGGCCGCTGGCTGCTGTGCCACAGTGATATGCACGGGCAGCACCAGCAGCGCCAGCAGCACTACCAGAAGCAGTTTCATCTCCCCTCCTCTCATTTGTTGACCTTGATTGCTTTGGCGGCTCCGCACAGTGCCGATTTCCCCCCGGCTATGCCGAACGCCCAGGTGACGACCTCCCGCCAGAAAGCGGCATCGACCTTGCCGGTTGCCAGCAGGATCGTGGTCGCGACGAGGATGAGCACGAAGGCCCACCAGGTGCGACCGAGACCAAGAAACTCTCCGTTCATGCAGTCCCTCCCGTTGTCAGTTCAAAATGCACCAGATCGTCCAGCTGGTTGTTTCGCGTTGTCATATCTCCATCCCAATCGCCGCCCCACCGCAGGTCGATCTTCATCCGGGCGGCAAACGCCATGACAAAGCCGGCCAGGTAGAAGAACCGTTCCCGGTCCCGCCACTCGATCGGGCACGGCGCCACGTCGACCGCTTCGCTCAGCCAACGGTTGTGATGGCTGTCCGGCCACTGTAGCCGCGACTTGCCCGCCCGGTAAACCGCCTGCTGCTCAGCCTCGGTCCGGTGCCCGCACAGGATCTTGCAGTTCACGTGCTCGATTACCGCCATGAACAGGCGCACCAGATCCGGGTGGCAGGTCTCGAGCGCCGTCAGCGATTGGACCGAGAACCGTGGCATTAGCTCAGCTCCCTCACCAGACCCCGCAGGCCCCCTATCATGGTGAGCGCCAGCACCAGCAGTGTCTGCCAGCTGGGCCATGTGAACATCTCAAAGATCTTCGAGATGGCGATCGCCACCAACCCGGCGTAAACGATCAGCAGGAAGACCTTGTGCAACGCGCCGTATGCTGCTTTCCTGATGCTCCTCGGAATCACTTGGTGACCTCCAGGCGCAGGGAATCCTGATCCGGCAGATACACGTCCGGCCAGTCAGCGACCACGCGACCGGCGACCGTCAGTGAGATGTCATAGAGCGACGTCAGGCTGTCGTGGAAAATGTAGCTCTTGGGCACTGTCACGTACGCCAGACCGGTGCTGTCCGTCCGCATTCCCTCGCGGACCGGTCCGAAGATCACCCCCTGGGTCGTGTCGGTGGCCACGTTCTCGTTTCGCACCAGCAGGTAGGCGCCCCGGTACGGCTCTCCCCCGCGATAGTAGTAGCAGAAGACCGTTGTCAGCTCCGGAGATTGGGCTGGCGGGATCACTGCGCTGGTGTATGTCACCCACACCGTGTCCACCTGGTCGGTCTGGGCCACCACGATCGTGTCCTGCGGTCCGTCTTCTAAGAACGTGCCCGCTTTCGTTACGTCCACGGTAAACGTATCCAGGTCAACGGTGAAGGCGGTCGCCCCCGAGCTGCCCGTCCACAGGAAGCCTTCAAGGGCCTGTGCCAGGGTTCGGACGGTCAGTCTGGCGCCTGATACGGCGCCACGGATCTGGCCGCCGGTCGTATCGACAACAACCACGTTCCAGTTGTTCGACCCGCTCCCGCCGCAGCCACCAGAAAACTTGCTGTCCGGGAGCGAGAGTACCGTATCAACGCTGCCGTAAAGGTCCCCGTAGAGCGTGCCCCAGAACGGTCGCCCGCCGGTCAGACGCAGACCGCAACCGGAAACGCCCGTCCAACTACCGCCGTGGCCCACAATGCCGTCGCCGCCAGGTTCGGTGGCAAGACAGAAAAGACCGTCATAGCGACCCTTTATCATCGCACCCATGCCCTGTGGAGCCGAAATATAAATGCCCATTCCCCGCGTGCCTATATCGACGACCTCCACCTTGTCACCACCGATGAATTCAGCCCCAGTGGCCGTGTCACCCCCCTGGACAAACATTCCGGGTGCCCTGCCTATTCCCCGAATTTTGAAGGCGGTGTCACCCGGTTGGGTCGCGATGAGTTCCAGTCCCCGGAGCGACATGACAGAAGTGCCCTGCCCGTCAAATGCCGCCTCGAGAGAGCTCGCCGCCACGGCGTCGTCCGAGATCTTAACCGAGTTTACCGGGATCGTATCATCCCTCAAGGTGTCCGCTACCGCCTTTGCAACCTGCTCCTTGGTCAATCCGGACGCCGCACCCTGGAACCCGGCAGAGTCTTGCGCCATCCAGTCGTCAGGCATCACCGCCACCTTCTCACCGTCCGAGAGCGTATCCTCGATCATTTGAGCTGAATCCGATTGCCGGTTCGCCATCCTCTGCATGAAAGCGCTATCCACTCCAGCAGCTTCACCCTGGTACGCTACTGAATCTGGCCCGGTCCAGTCGTCCGGCATAATCGCGAGCTGCTCACCGCCCGCCAGTGTATCTTCCGCGAACTGGTACAAAGGGGCTATGCGCACCAGCTTGACTTCATCGACCTGAGTATTGGAGACGTTGGAGGTGAATCTTATGAAGACGTTGCACAGCCTGCTGTACCCACTCTCGATCCGAACGGCCGTCTCCCGTATGCGGTAAAAATTTGGCCCGGCGCCCGAGTTGAAGTATATCAGGCCGAGCGTGTCGGACGTGATACTGTCAACGACGCCGACCCAGAGGTTCGCGAGCGCCCCTGTACAGAACCCGGCACTCAGGGCGAAATATCCCGAGTCGACATATAGTGGCTGTATATAGGTGATTGTGTCGTCCGTACCTGACGGGATCGTGAAGAGGTAGCGTCCTGCGCCGGCGCTGTTGGTGACCGTATCAATGGAACCGGATCCGGTCCCTGACTGCTTGCTCCAACGACGGGCGCTTGTGGCTGACCATTCGAATCCGCCGTTGCACACAAGATTCACGTCGGTCAGGCCCATCGGCGTGTTCTGAAGTGTATCCAGTGCCGCCAGGAGCGAGTCGATTATCAGATGCAGGCTGTCAAGCGCCTTGCCGGAGCGCTCCGCCGCCAGCCCGGCTGAATCCAGCCCGCTCTCGAAATTCGAGTTGATGATCTGGAAGTACCCGTGGAACGGCGTGATGAGGTCTGCACCCGTGTTGTCGTCGACAACCAATATGTAGGTGAACACCCCGTCCGACGTGCTCGATCCGTCAAGGACAGACACCTGTTCGGTGTACGCGTAGTGCTTGCCGCCGTTGAAATCCTCCCAATCGTAGGCCTTGATGCTGGCGTCGTCGTAGGCCATCGAATCCTTGAACACCACCGTACCGCCGGGTGAGAAGACGGTGACATACACCGAGTCACCGCTGGCCAGGTCGACCGGTTTGGCCAGGCTGTCAAGCACCTGGAACGGTATCGAAAGCGTGTCGCGAGTCGCCGTCCGGTTCACGATGCCGAAAGCGTTCAGGCTCCCCGGTATCAGCAGGCATAGTGTCAGGCAAAGCAGCAGTCTTTTCACGTCATCCACCTCCTGTGAGCAGCCTCCGGCGTCGCGGCAGCAGCACCTCGCCACCCTCCGCCGTGACCACTTTTACGTATGGTCTGTTTCCGGTTGTCGCGTGGTCGTCACTGCAAAAGAGGATGTTTTTCCAGTTATGACTATCCTCGATCGGCGCAATCATAAACCCCTGTGCGTTCGCCGTATCGGTTCCGTCCCACGTCTGGACCAGTGACGTCACGTCGAACGCGAACCACTGACCGGCAATCGTGTCGCCCACCCCGGTATGCACGTCATACATGGTGGTGGTTCTGTCGGTGCCGCTTCCGTCGGCCCCGGCCGTTGTCCAGGCCACGCCGCCGGGGTCCTTCTGCGCCGAATCCCAGCAGATCTCCGTCTCAACGGAGTGCCTCAGCAGGCCGTAGACACCGTACTGCATGGTGGTCGCGCCTTTGCTGTCGGACTCATGCAGTTTGACAAACAAGCTGCACGACGTAACCGCTTCCCCGTACAGAGAGTCCTTCAGCTCCGGCCAGTCAGCGACTGCGCGGTGCCGACCGGTAGCTGTGCCGTCCTCGTAGATCTGGATCAAGTTGTCGGAGCCGTAGTTCGTGCCGGTGGCCAGCTTGGACATATAGGACGCGTCCGCGTCATGGTTCCCGGCTCCGAGCGTGAAGCTCGCTCCCCTTACCATGGCCGGAAGCAGCAGGAGTATGAGCAGCCAGTGTGTCATTGGACCGTCAGATCGAGATCTATCACCGCGCCCGGCGGGCGATCGTCAGCAACGAAGACCGTCTTGAGGTTTGATATCTGCGACCAGTTTCTGCGTTGCCGGACCGGGCACCATTCATCGGCAACCTTGAGCGCGAAATAGTGGGTTGTGCCGTTCGCCAGTTCGAGCGTCACCGTAAATGCTTCCGGCGTCCCGGCCATCGCCGGAGCCGGTTCACCGTCGATCTCCCGCGCATTCGCCCAATCATTCAACAGGGTCATTGAATCCGTGGCTGTCCGGAAATCGTACAAGGATGCCTGACCCACATCACCGTCGTCACCGACCGCCGTCCACGTGAAGTTGATTGTCACCTGGTCGGGATCGGATTCGACCGAACCGCAGCCAGTCAGGCCGATCAGCACCACCGCTGCGAGTGCAACGAGTACTCTCATAGTCTACCTCCCCGAAGTTGTCGTGTCCACTGGCCGTTTGCTCATAAGCAGCAGGATCACGTCCAGTTTGCCGTCTATGCTCCTGGTGAGCTGAGTGTTCTGCTGCACCAGTTCCTGAAGCCCCTGGATCTGCTCTGACTGCCGGACGTTGATTTCCTTCTGAGAGGCCAGCCCGATGTTTACCGTCGTGTGCCACGCCGCAAAGCCGAAGATCAGGGTTATCAGGATCCAGTACTTTTTCAGCCAGCACAGCAGATTGCCATTAAGCTTCGCTCCCTTGACCCTCATAAGCCCTCCTGAACCCGGACAGGGGGTCGAACCTGCCGGATTTCCCTTGACAAATCTCGCTTCCGGCCGATGTTTAGCATGGAGGCACGGATGGATCTAATTGAGGGCATTAAATACGTTGCTGCTGCCGCTTTTGCGATCTGGCTTGTTGACCGTGTCGTACCACGTGTCGCTCGGGCGCTCCGCCGAGTGATCGAACCTATCCGCACCGGCTTCGACAAGTTCCTGCGCAATATGTCCCGCCGGTAGATCACAGGACTTCCTCCAGTTTCTTCGCGCCCTCACTGAGAACCCGCTCCTCAGTCGGTCTCTGAGCACTTTTCTCTCGAGCCTTTTTCCGCGCTTTCAGCCCCTTGTAGCTGATCGGCCACTCGGGCCACATCTCATTCCAGCGTTCCTTGGACTCTGAATCTTGCGGGTACTCTCCTGAGTTGATCCACTGCATGACGACCTTGTCCATGATCTCGTCGCGCTGAGCCGCCAGGTCCGACAGCGCATCGAACTTGATATCCTGCCAGCCCAGCTTCGTCATGCGCGCCCCGACGGCGGTCATGAGTACTTCTCTGAGATCTCCCTGAAACCGGAGCTTGCCTGTCGCACTCCGGAAGTCATACTTGCCCTCGTCCGCACCCTGGACCAGCTGCTCCAGGGCGATCATCCACCGCAAGCCCGGGACCCGCTGCACAACCGAGCGGATGCCCCTCTCCATAGGGCTCTCCACTACGCCTTTGGTGTTAGCCGCGTCCTTGAATGCCCGGTACGTGATGTTGCCGATCGGTCCCATGACCAGGTTGAGTACCTTCTCGTCCAGTGTCTTCCCGAACGGTACGTCGAGCAGATCCACCGAGTATGACAGATCCATACCGAGCAGCCCGGGCAGGCCGAACGCGACCACGTCGGCCAGCGTCTCATCTTCCTCCCGGATGGCCTTGTAGATTGAATACGGGACGTACGCCTTCCCGATCGCCTTGAGCGGGGCCCCGTAAAAGTCCTGGAAGGATTTCGTCCCCCCAAGCAGCAGGTGCGCACCGAGCCACTTGGCGAAACCCGGATACTCGCTGTGGCGCAGGAGCGTGTAACCGAGCTCGAGGTCCTTGATCGGAAACCGCTTGAACATGAACATCGTGGAGAGGATCGGCCCCCGCGTGAACAGCGGTCGGTCCGTCTTCAGGAAACAGAACTGGCTGAACACGTTGCCACGCAGGAAGGCATAGTCGGCCGCTTCCTTGTCTGACAGGCCGCGTTTCCGAGCCACCTCGTACATGGTCAGGAAGGCGATCTCCTGGTTGTAGGTCTCCGGTGCAAATCCGTGGAACTTCTCGCGCAGCTCAGCCCGTCGCGTCCCTGCCCCCACCTCAGCCAGCTTGCCCCCTGTCAGGTAGCGTACGCCGTGTTTGCGGAGCAGCTCCTTGCCTTCCGCACTGTGATATGACCGCCGACCTTCGGCGAAGTCTGCCACCCCCACCAGGGGAGCCAGTGTCTGGAACGTCTGCATCCGGTTCAGCAGGTGGAATCGAGGGTTGAGCTTCAGCAGCCCGGTGAAGGCGCCCGACTTCGCGATCGCCAGCCACCGGTCCAGCGCCATGGGTGTCGTACGGTCGCGGATATACGGCACTTTCTGGAGGAACGCGTCCACCGCCCGTGACGCGTCAGTCTGGTAACCCCACAGCTGGTTAAAGATGTTCTCCACGTACGCCCGCGTGTTCGGCCGTCCCTCGCCGCCGATCTTCCGCAGTAGCGGCTGGATCTGTTCGTTCAGCGGTGTCAGGTATTTCCAGCGGTTGTAGCCCCGGTTGTAAACCGTCAGCGTCTCCCGAAGGTTCTTTGAGTAACCGAGATAGCCCTGCCGTTTTTTGAAGGCGAAGAAGTGTTTCTGACGCGACTCCTTGGCCCCGATCCGACCGCGCATCGCCGCCTGGACTTCTTCCCTGCTGACCTCTGCTGCCTCATGCAGATCCTTGACGATCGCCCGGTAACGCGGTCGAGACACCCGCGTGACGTCCGGATCCATGAACAGTCGCTTGTTGACCCGGTAGGAGACTACCGGCTTGATCTCGTTGCGATCGACGTAGTCCTCGGCGATCTTCGCCAGGGCGTCCATCTTGTTCTTCCCGCTGGTCACGAACTCCGATGTTCCGTCGGCGTATTCCGCAATGACACGATAGTCGCCCGGGAAGAAGTGCGGCAGGTAGTCGTCGATCCCCCAATCACGCGGCATGATCTGGTCCAGACCGGTTTCCGTCAGCTTCTCGATCGCTTTCACGTGCTCCGGATGCAATCGCTTGCGCTGGAGGCCGTTTTCGACCCGGTACTCTTTCTCCACCCGCCTGCGTACTGCGCTGCGCCACCGGTCCCGGGCAATCTGGATCCGTTCCTTCCGGTCGTTGTCGAAGAACTCCCGCAGTGACTTGGCGGCTTCCCTGGTCTTCTCGCTGATATCCGTCCGTGCGAGGATGGCGTTGATCTTCTGCCCCTCGAAAATCTCCCGGAACCGCTCGCCGACCTTCCCCCAATCAGCGGTCGGGATCTGGCGAATTGTCTTGTCCAGAAACTCGTCGCGCTGCGCCGTCTCAACCTTGATCGTCCGCTCAGTCAACAGCAGGGATCTCATTGCCGACTGTGCAGGCCGGCCGAACTTCGGCTCCATGCCCGGAATGGCTCCGAGCACGAACGACGGCGTCAGGAACCACTTCCGCAGACCCACGTCCTTTGCCTCCGGCTCGAACATCACCGTCGGCAGCTTCTCGCGATCCCGGTCCTTCTCACTTATCGCCTGGCGTAGCATCTGCGCGAATCTGGCGTTTCTGCCCGGAAGCGCTGCCCCAAGTCCACCGTGCATCTCCTGAATGTTGGGATTGACGACATCGCCCTTTGGCGCCGCTGCCTTCAGTCCGAACTTCCTGGCAAACTCGGCGGGATCCTCTACATAGTAGAATCCCGTGGGATGGTACTTCAGCCCATACTTCAACCGTTTCTCGCCACCGACTTCCTCAACCACGTCGACCATCTTCGGACCGCTGACGACGCACCTGCCCTCGCGGTCTCCTGACCGGCCCAGGTGGATCGTCCACCCATTGGCCAGGTCAATCTTGTCACCCGCGCCAAGAGCCTCCCGCAGTGTATCCAGGGTCACTTTGGTGCCGAAGCCCTCGGCCTTGAACGCCTCGGCCAGTGGCTTGATCCTCATGTACGGGATCCGCAGCCCGGCAACACCGCCGCCTTCATCGAAGCTGAAATCCTGATAGACAATGTCCGGCTTCCCGTTGGGCTTTCGTCCCAGAAACGGGATCAGGTCCGCCAGACTGTCAGTAATCAGGCCGCTGACGATTCCGTACCTGTGTCCATCCTTACCCTGAACCTCGTGGAGAAAGAGTTTGTCGGTCAGTTCCGCCTCGCGGAGCAGCCCTCCCGTCTCATGCCGCTCTCGGCGGATCGTCTTCCATGACTTGCCTGCTTCAATGTCATCCAAGTACTTGGCTATCTCTGGCTCACTCAAACCCTCTCGGCGAAGCCGATTCAGTTCGCTTTTCGCACTCTCGACCTCGAGTTGGAGATGCGTTTCGTCATACAGCTTTTGGATTGCCTGAGCCTGTTCGAGAGGTACGGTCTGTATCGTTCGCCAGAACTGCTGAAGCGTATTATACGAAACGTCCTGCAACTCGTCTCGCGGCTGACCGTACTGATCGCGGAACGCTGTCAGGTTGGTAAAGAACATTCGCTGTTCACGTGACATCACGTCCCACGTCTCTCGGAGACTGTGGTAAGAAAGCGCGTCTCCATACTCGAACGTACCAAGTGACTCCGTTCCGGTGGACCTCGCCGCACCCTTCGCGGTCGCTCCGAGATCCCGCATACGGTTGGCGATCGTACCTATGAACTTGCGTTCGCCTGCCAGCCCCAGCGTGACGAAACTGATCTTCGGCGAGCTCTTCTGGCCGGAACGATCTACTCGACCCAGGGCCTGTTTGAACGTGTCGGCTCCCCACTCCGGGTCCGTTTCGATCATGTGCCGCCGCACGCCATTGACGTCATGAGCGTCGATCCCGGTCTTGCCGGCGCCGGAGAGCACCATGACTTTGCGCTTGCCTGTTTGAAACTGCGCGTTATGGATGATCCGATCCTGCGGCTTGACGTTTCGGCGCCGTATGATCGGGCGCCCGGCCTCGTCATGGGCAACGTACGTATATGTTCCCGTGATGACTGCCAGGTCGTTTTCTCCAAACGCCCCCTTGAGTTGTTCAATCGGGTGCGGCAGTTTCGGCCATACCTGGTGGGCCTTCTCGTACATTGCTTGCTTCGCAACTACGGCCTCGTCTATGGCTCCGTGGTCAATTTGCTCCCCCTCATCGGTCACCTCTACGACTCGGGTGTTTATCATTTCGATAATGTTGGTCAGCGTCTTTGGAAGGCCAGTCTTGACGTCGAGTTCAGCCTCGGCAGCGACTTCTCCGACTTCTTCTCCGCTCACCCGGATCAGCGAAATCACCGGCTGCTCGCCGCGCGCCAGCGCCTGCTTGGCTTCCTCGATCGCCCGCCTCAGCCGCATATTGAAGTGCAACTCTTTGGCAAGACTTTGAATCCCGGAAGCTGGTCCGAATATGTTCTTGATCGTTTCGTTCTCGTCCTTGTATTCGTGAAAGAGCTGCTCAGCCTCCCGTAGCAGTGTCATGGCGTCGTCGACTGTGACTGATTCATCTCGGGTCAGCGGTTTTTCAACCACATTGAATTCGACCCCCTGCCGCCACAGGTCCGTCGTCAGCATTTTACCCTTAGCGACCAGCTCTCGAACGACCTGTTCAGCCTCTTTCGGATGAAACTCGCTGGTTTGACGCTTTGCCCCTATTTGGAGCTTGCCACTTACCACACTCTCGAACTCATCAAACGCTGCCTTGACATCACCCAGCGTTACCTGTTCGCCATGGACCTTCCGCTTCCAGATATCGAACTCTCCGACACCCCATTCACGCAGACCGTACAGGTAGCCCATTTCCTCGATGTCGCGGCCCGGCGTGGCGCTCATATACACGATCCGCGCCTTCCGGTTCAGCAGGGCCTTGTGCAGGGCCACCCATAACGCCCCTCGAGCCGATCCGGGATTCCGGAACTTGTGGCATTCATCTCCGATCAGCGCGTCTATTCCGAGATCCATGATTTTGTCGTGGAAATTCCGATACCTGTCAGCGTTAACGAAGTAGACGGTCTTGTCAAAGCCTGGGATGTCGACATCCTTGGCCTTGCGCGCGTCGGAGGCATCCGGGAATTCTTCCCGGATATCAACGATCCGGTAGGGAAACTTGCCATCGTGCAAGTCAGCCCACTCTTTTATGACCTTCTTGACGTTCTGCTGATTGCTCGTGATGTAGAGCACCCGGTTGGCCTTGCCGGCTTCGAACCACTCCTCGACGTGTCCCATGGCCACCCGCGTTTTCCCCACTCCGACGTCGTGAGCGTGAAGAAACCCGCTGCCTGCATCCAGGGTTGCTTCGCCGCGAACCACAAACTCAAGCTGCTCGTCTGAGATCTTCCCGGTCTTGTTCAACCGCCGGACGGCCTTGCCCACTTTGACGTCGGAGACGTCGGGCACACCGGCCGAAACCGCCCCCTTGGTGGTAACGATTATTCTTGGGTGATTGCTTCCGGATCGTCCTGGATAGTCAGGTACAAATCGAGTAAAGATAGGGCTGTCGACATCGCCAGCTCGTCCTCGCTCAACCCTTTTAACTTTTCGTGGTTCACGAGGTGCCTTGCCCACAGCCACTGGAACTGTTTCGGGCTCCCCGGAAACCACTTCGGTTTGTGCGGGGGCTTCGGATCGAATTGGCTTGGGTGCAGGAGTTGCTGCCAGGGGAGGCTTAGATACTCCGGATGGTCCTCCAGGTCGTACTCCTGGAGCGGGGGTAGGCCTCCGAATTTCTCCGCGTACTCCAGGTACTTTGGTAGGGCCCTGAGGTCCTTCGGTGACATCAGCGCCTCCTTTCTCTTTAATATCGGCCCGATCTGCAATTTTGTCAATAGCTTGTCGCCAGGCGTCCCACGTCCGCTTGCCTGCCAGGCCGTATCCCTCCATGGTCTGCGGCTCACCCAGGAAGACCTTCAGCAACCGGACCGTTTCACCGATGTCTTTCAGCGCCAGCTTGTCACCCTTCTGGACCTGGAACACGTTCACGACCGGCAGTGACACATCGCTTCGCTTGTTCGGGTCAACCTTGTCCACAACCAGCGTGAACGACGTTACATCCGTCCCTCTGCCTTTACCGTAGGCTCCCGGTGGGGACATTATCACCGCTCTGACCGTGTGGTACTTGGCTACCTTACTCAGCCATGGATCCGCAGATTCCCCCGGCAGTAAGGTGGTCGGCAGCAGTGCGACCAGTCGACCGCCCGGCGCGAGCTCGCGCAGATTCTTATTGATAAACGATGCCGCCAGGTCAGGCAGACGGTTCGCCTTGGCCAGTGCTGACCGACTCGCGGTCCCCCATGGCGGGTTCGTGAGCACCACACCCGACGGCGGGAACTCCCCGGCTTCGAGGTAGTCCAGCTGGGTTACTCCCCGGCCCCCCATCAAATTGTCCAGAATCTCGTACCGGTCCCGGTGCAGCTCGTTGGCCACCACTCGGCCCCAATCCGCCACCGGCGCGATCAGGTTGCCGGTCCCGGCGGTCGGTTCGAAGACTCTCTCGCCCGGTCGTACCTTCGCCGCCTGGAACATCCCTTCAGCAAGGGTCAACGGCGTCGAGAATTGCTGTCTGGCGAGCGAACTGGCCTCAAGGGTACGTCTACGTGTCGGAAGGCTTTTCTCGATCTCCTGGGCGATCCTGAGCCGGTCCTCGAAGGCGTCAACACCCCGGATACGCTCGTGGTACTCCCGTGCGACCGCCGCTTCGAGACTGTCGTAGATTTTGTCGTTGTCGCGGTCGGCCTTCAGCTCCGGATCAAACTCCCGGGCCCGCGTAATGACCTCCGCCGGTGCCTTCGGCATCCGCCCGTCCCGTATCACCTGGTGGAAATGATCGATCAGGTTGCCCGGCTTGCCCCCCGCTTCCGGCGCCACCGGCTGTGCCGCCGGTTTCTGAGCTTCCTCGGTCGGCCTCTCAGGGACCGGTCGCTCCGGCGGCTTCTCAGGCGTAGCTTCTTGCTCCGCCGGTCGTTCAATCTCATCCGGGATGTACTTGGGCTGCCCCATGGGATGTTGTCTGCGGTGATCGTCAATCAGCCGGATCCACCCCGCCAGCTTATCGAATACTTCTCGCGCGGCCTCCGGATCCGTTTCATCCGCCCGACTGCGGTCCAGTATGATGTCCGTGACCGTTTCTCCCGATGTGGTCTGCCGTGGCTTGACCGAGATCCCATCGACCTCCTTGATCGCTTCAGCAAGGGCAGGATCAAGTCTGCCATCCACCACGATCGCCCAGGACGGCTCTGCATCGTTGAATTCCTTGGAGAAATCTCGGTGGAAACCGGAGCTGAGTGTCTTGACACCTGCATCTACGAGAGCACGAGTAGCCTCTGCAACCGGTTCCTCGACCGATATCCCGTCAACGTCGACTACCGGCACTTCCGGCACCTTTTCCTCGGCCTTGGTCGGTGGCTTCGCCGGTGTCGGTTTGGGTTTCGGCTGCTTCGCCCCCTTAGTACCCTCCTCCGTTGCAGTTAAGGATCCGAACCACTTCTTGGTCGCCTTTGTAATGGCATCGGGTCCCCCTGCCATTTCGACCGTTACCATGGCGTCCTTAATTGCCTCTCCCTCGGTCCGCTGAGGCTCCCCGATGCGTAGGCCCGTAGAGGCTTCTGTGACCCTGTACAAGCCGTCTTTGCTGAACACGAATGTGCTATGGCCGGGCCAGATTTCGACTGGTTTGCCCTTTACCTTGTCGTACGTTCCGTCCTTCTGAGCAGTCCAGAACGTCTCATCGTATCCCGGCTCTGCTTCCTCTGCCTTCGCTGGCTCAGCCGGACGCGGTTTCGGTGCAGGACGTCCGGGCCTCGCCGGCTTCGGCGGTTTGACCGGCTTCCCTGCCTGCGGGGCTTTCACCGGCGCCGGTGGTGCCTGTGGCTTCGCTGCTTCCTGCACTTCCCGGACCGGTTCTTCCTCAGTTGCGAACGCCTCCATGGCTTCCTTGAGAGTCAACCCCTCGTCCTCGACCTTGGAGTACAGCCACTCGGCTGTCCGTCGCTTTAATGTGCCGGTAATCTTCCCCTGGAGCTTCAGTCCGAGCACAAAACCAGCCGCTTGCAGAAAGTCGTCGATCCCTGGCGCCCGGCCCTCGAGTGTCGCCGACATCCCGCCGAACGCCGCTATCTCTGATCCGAGCCGCGCAGGTAAGGGCATCCCGGCTGTTACTCCGCCGGTGGTCCCGAGTACGAACCCAAGAGCACCGCCGCGCAGGGCGCCCTTGCCGATCTCCGCCGTTTCTCCCCCGGAAATGAACGGTCTCGCCGCTTCATACGTAGCCAGTGCCGATCCGCTCTTCATAGCCTGTGTGGCCGTAGCCGCTGCCCACGTCGCTACCTTTTTCTCTACGCCGTTTGCCACCAGTTTTCGGATGATTGCCGGGGCAAAGGTCTGACCTACGACCTTACCCACCCTGCCGCCGACGACGAAGCTCGCCGCATCGACTGGCATTATGAGGGAGAGAAGACTTGAGGTCAGGTCAGCGATAACGCCCGGTTCGTAGTCACTCAAGTCGAAGGCCTGTTCGCCGAACAACATTTCGTGCGCCACACCGGTAAGCGATCGGTTGTAGGCCAGCTTCACCACATCCGGCGTCGCCTTGTCGATGACGTCGGATATGACGGCCCCTGCCTGCTGTGTCAGCGGTGTCGGGCGCTCCTGGATATATTTTGGCGTCAGCCACGGATAGGCTTTGCGCATCTCCGGGGTGACGTGCTCGATCTCCTGGGATATCCCCGGTTCAAACAGAGGCAGCTCCTGCTGGCTCAGCGGTGGAATCGTAAACGGACCACCCGGCTTTTCCGGAGCTGCTGGCCCGGCCCCCGGCATGAGTTGGCCTGCCGGTTGCGCCGCAACCGCCATGCCGTAGACATCGGTCTCGGTGGGATGCAGTTCGGCGTACTCGCGTTCTGTTGCCTCTTGGTCCTGGCGGATCAGCCGATAGTTGATTGCCTTGAGCAAAAACCTCGAAGGCGGTTCGAGGATCGGCCGGTTCTCCGCCCGCCGCTGCCGGTATCGGTCTGCAACTGCCGTGAACTCGTCCATCAGAGTCCTACGCTCTCAAGGTACTGATCCAGCCACTCCTGGTCCTGCGGTCGCATCCAACCCTTTTGCTCATAGAACGTCATGAGTTCATACGCGCGCGCCGCATCCGGACACCGCTCCGGGTCCGTGTAGTACCCGGGATCCAGGTCGGGAGTCAGGTCGACGGCATCCTGATCCGACCCTACCGGCTGGCCCCGCGAGTTCAAAGGCGCTGGCCCAGCTGGCATCGTATCGGTGGGGTCTGCGATCCGCCCCGATCGCATAACGTCCTCGTCAAAGGTGATCTTGTCGTCAGTGAAATGGATCTGCCCTGTGGCCATCTGATTATAGACATCGATCCCCTGATTCCCCGTCTGTGGATACTGCTGTGGTAACTGTCCCCCCTGCGGCAACTGCGTCCCCGGTGTTGGCAGACCGGCGGTTGGGGATCCCCGGAACTCAAGTCTGTCTCCGGCTGCTGGCGCCCTCCCCCACTTCCGCTCTGCGTCCACGTACTGCTGGACGTAGGCGTCGAATGTCTCGCCGTTTTGTTTCCGCTCATCAAGATCCATCTTCGCCCATGTTGAGAACAGCTGCATAACCGGGACCTGCGCCTCCTCCGGCCCCGCCGCGCCTGTAACTCCGGCCTTCTTCCGAAATGCGCTCACCTCTGCCTGCGTACCTGGCGTATACCCTCCGCGCAGCCATCGGTTGTACCTGGCGTCGAATGTTCCTGCCTTCACCCGTGCCGCGTGCTGGCCCACCTCGATCGATTCCTGTCTCTCCCGGATCTCGCGGTCACCCATCAGCGCGGCTTGCTCTTTGGCCTCCGCTCGCTCCCGCTCGTCCAGTTCGGTGTCGATAACGTCACGACGATGCTGGATATCCTGCTGCGCGGTGAACCGCCGACGGTAGCGTTCTTCTTCGCGTCGGAACAGGTCTTCCTCGCGTCCTGTCTGCCTGGCCTCAGCCTCGTACTGCCGTCGGGCACGTTCTTCTTCTTCTCGTTGCCGCTGTTTCAGGACACTCAGTTGGGAAAGCCCGTGCGCGCCTCCCATCAGTATGTGACCGATCAGTTCCGCGTTCATTGCTCTACTCTCAGGCTGCCAGTTGGGCGTAGGTGCCGTGCAGTTGTCTCAGATTCCTCTGACCCTCGATCAGCCTCTGCATCCACGCCTGAGCGACCATCGGTGCCATGGCTTGACTTCCCGCTTTCAGGCCGGCACCCAACCCGTAGCTCGATCCGGATCCGTACCTGGCCGCCCCGGCTCCGGCTGCACGATTCATCAGCGGCAGAATCGCCTTTCGCATGGCCGGGAGCATACCCGCTATGTCCAGACCGGTGATACCCGTCTCGAGCTGGTTTCCGACCTGGTCCATCTGGAATCGGGCCTTTCGCTTGAACTTCCGGTCCTCGGCGCCCAATAGGTACTGTCCAAGACCTTCGAGCACGCCGCTGCCCATCGGCAGAAAGTCGGTCAGTCCGAGATTCACATTCGACTTCCCGTAGACACTCCCTTGTGCCATCCATCCCTCCTTCCATGTTCACGGCCCGGGCCGCGTCAGCCCGCCCGGTCGTACGTCCAGATCCAACCCCTGGATTTGTAGTTCCGGCCTGTTCGCAACCAACAGGCCTATATTCAGATGATGAAAACCCCTGTTGGCCGGTGAGGTCGCGTACCGGCCATGTCGGTACTGGTGACTTGCCAGCGAATCGAACGCCAGCACACCCACCAGAACACTGTCTTCATCGCGCATAGTTAGCAATACCGTTTCGGTTGCCTGCATCGTTGATCGCTGCTGCAAGATCGCCGAGTGAAATGTGGAGTACCCCCACGACTCACGAAACAGCCAGCGCTTCTCCCATGCCGCCAGGAACGGGCTTCCGTTGTCCGTGCTGTCGGCCTCATCCCACACATACAGCCGCTCGTCACTGTCCTTCATGAACCACAGATGCTCGAACCCGGCGTGCTCTGTGCCTACCGTGTCATACAGGACCGCATCTGCAAAGTCGAAGTCGAAAATCCCCCAACCGCCCGTCCGGAAGAAGTACACGAACGTCGTGTCGGTACCGCTCAGCGACAGCAGCCAGCGCTCGCCGACCACGATGCCGACCGCATCTACCATGCTGGCTTGATCCCGAACCAGCAGGTTACGAATTGGATCCGAAAGGTACTTGTCCTGGCGTTCTGCCTTTTCCGCCCGGTAGCGGCTGTCGACCTCGTATGACACCCCCTGCGGACCCAGGTAGATATTGGCACCCTGGTACTGGCTCAGGGAGTGCGGGGCAATCATTCCGATCCCTTTGCTCGCTTTCGACCGCTTGTAAATCTCGCCGTCCGTCGTGAACAAAACCCACCGGCTGTTGGCCTTGTAGACGATGATATAGCCCTCAAACGACATGGCCCCGTAGATTCGCTCCCCGTCGTCAAGGTCAAAGGCGACATTTGTCAGGGCCGGGAACCGGGCCGTGTCCGGCAGTGACGCATAGATCCGTTGCCGATCCCAGCCGTACATCTTCGCCTCATGGATAATGGCCCCGCTGAGGATGTTGGCCGGCAACTGCCGGTCGTACATCTCGTTATCTGTTTCCACCTTTGCGGGATCGTGATTGTCAAACCACGTGGTCGCTGTCGAGTCGTAGATTGTATCCACGGCGTAGAATGGCGGGCACAGGTAGCCCGACCACGGGTTGGGATTATAGTCTGCTGGTGACAACGGAATCTCGCCCAGGAGCATATGCGCCCGGTAAACCACCCGGTAGTATCGCCCGGACGGTGGGAGAGGTACGCCGAACGTCATACTGCTATCTCCCTGACCGTATGCCCGACCGATCCTAAGCAGCCGCGAGGTATCGGACTGGACGTTTGTCTCCCTGTCCAGCAGAGTGTAGGCGTACAGATTCGCCTGGTGACAGCCGCCGGGGGTCGTACCGGGCAAAATCGTTGCCTCACCGCTGTCGGCTGATACCAGTGATATCATTGTCATTGACCCCAGCGCGTAGCCTTTGTTGAGCTGGCCCCTGTTCCATGCGAAGTCAGCCGTGTCCCCTCCGGCCAAGTCAAGACGATCGCGCAGCCAGTTCCAGAACCGCGTCGAGTCAAGCAGGGTGTCGGAAAGCGAATCGATCCAGACAATCGTGTCGGTGCTGCTGTTGGCCCTGTGCAGGCTGTCCACGATAAACAGGCTGTCCTCATTCCAGTCGTTGTGGTTGCCGCGCGTCCGTACCAGCAGATACCACAGCGAATCCGGAGCCGCGCACGCCGAATCTGCCCCCATCGCGTAGAAATTCGTCAGGCGTACCTTGCCGCTGTCGACCGGGATTGCGCGAGAAAGGGTGGCGCTACGCTTGGACCAGGTCGGCACGACCGTACTGCACGGGATCTGCCCGACCACACCGTAGATATACTCGCCGTCCAACGGCCCCGCTTCGGCAAGAGGGATCGCCAGCAGTTGACCTGGCCCGGGCGGTATCATCTCCGCCGCTTCAAACGAGTGCGGTCCACCGGTGACCACGATTGCTGGTTGTCGACCGTTGAAATAGTATTGCGCACCCAGCCAGTTGACCCATTGTCCCGTATTCGGGTAGAGATGGCTGGCCAGCTTTGTGTTCAGGTTGTACTTGTTCGCATCCGAGACATACAGGTCGCACTCCTTGGTCACCGTATCCCGCTGGACCACCTGAAACAGGAAGCCGTCCCATGTCTGGAACCGATACGTGTTCAGCGACCGGATCCGCGTATAGTCCGCCAGGCTGTCCGTGACCGCATGGAACCCATGACGCGGCCGCAGGGTCCCGACCGGATCATCGAGCACGAAATTCTGGCATCGGTAACCCTGGTTGCCGGCAACAAACGGCCAGCTGCTTGAGGTATTCATGCCGCCCGAAAAGTCATAGATCCCTTCCGGGCGGCCTTGCGCAATGAAAAGGAGCCAAGAAAAGGCAATGAGCAGTCTAATTTTCATCGGCTGGCCGTCCCTGTATGTAATCGCGCACCACCGCAATCAGGCTCAGCGCCTTCTGATCTGACGCCGGTGTCATCGTGATATAGTCCTTGCACATCTGGATCAGGACCTCCCGAAACAGAGGCAGGTATCCGCCTGGCAGGTCAACACTGTCTCCGGTGTCCGCCATTGCTGTCGGCGTGGCGATATAACAGACCGTGATCGTATCAGCGTTCGTATAGGTCGTCCGGTTCAGGCGGATCTTGCCGTTCCAGATCGACCAGGCTTGTGGTCGGCCCGATTGCGGCCGCGCCGTGCTGCCGTAATCCTCGATCGGCACGTACTGCAGCGCTTGCTCGGTGTTGAAGGGATCCCCCTCGTCGACCTGCGGAGAACCATTCAGAAGGACCGCTTTGACCAAGTAGAAGTCGGCTGGCAGCGTGTATGTGATGGCCGCTCCGAGTTCGATAACCGTATCGGCTTCATTGGACTGAGCCACCGTCGCGATCAACTCCTGCGCCTGGTTGGCCAGGTCCAGCAGCACGGGCGTTGTGAACCGCGACGTATCGAAATACACTCCCCGGTGATAGATCGACTGTATCACTTCGTTCAGGGTCTCTGCCCTGCCGGAAGCAGTCGCAAGGAACACCGCCAGGGCCGTAATGATGCAGCGTCGTATCAGCATAGATCGTTTACCTCATCAAGCTGGCTCTGAAGATGATCGTCCACGACCAGTTCCATTTCCTCGTCTGCGGCGCCCGTCTCCAGCCGCACCATCTCCGAGAGCCAGTACACGAACGCCTGATCTTCCTGAGCTGTCAGACCCGTCCACCGCCCGGCCTCCATGGCCTTTGGCGGCGCGATCATAGACATCCCGCCGTGTAGGATCACCTTCGACCACGGCACTGGCAGCTTGTGCAGGTTGTCAAGAGTTCCTGCTTCCTTATAGTGGAGGTAAGCAGATACCGAGGATCCCGGCGGAGGATAGACCTGAATAACTGGGTGTGCCTGCTTCAAGCCGCGCAGCGTGAATACCTTGGTCGTACCGGACGACGTGTCAGATCGCCCCGCCCGGTACAGGTTGAATTGCCGCCGGCCCTTGTACGTCCAGATCACCCGACCGGCGCTGTCGGCAATGTGCAGCATCCGCCCGATGTTCTTGGCTTCCAGTTCGTAGGTATCGACGTCAGCAGTCAGGGTTATTTCTAACGGATCCGGACTCTCGAGGAACCACCAGTCGGCTCTTGCCGCCACCAACGCCCACGTCGTCTTGATAACTGTGTGGATGTGCGACACGTAGGACGCGTCCTGGTTTTGAATCTTCAGCTGAAACAGCCCGGTCAGCTCGTCAAGCATTACGTGATCTCCTGAATGTCGCCATCCTCGAGAGTAGCAAGGAACTCCTTCTCGTGCGCCACAGCCTCGTCCATGTACGCGTGCCGATACTTGGCCGGGGTAATGAAGATCGTCGTCTGGTGACCGACCTGGATGCTCCAGTCCACGTAGATCTTGAATCCCAGCTTCCGGGCCTCACGGCAGAAATAGAGGTCCTCACCCACGCTCATCCATTCCGCCCGGTACGGGTCATGCACATGGTCCGTCCAGAACGGCGGAAACAGATCCGGCTTGCAGGCTTGCAGATAGTCGGCTACCTCACGCGGCAGCCCGGGGCGCAGGTTCGCGTCACGCCATACCTTGTAGCGCCGGGTGATCTCCTCGCGCTCTTTGAACCTGCTCTTGAACATATCCAGCACCGTCCGATGGATGCACATAAACCCGGTTCCGACCCCGTCAACCTCGCCCAAACCTGTCTCCGGCGGCATCAGTATATGCCGGTAGGCCTTCTCCCCTCGGAAAAGAACCTCCTTGTATACCAGAGGCAGGTGTGGTGAATGCCGGCCGCAGTAGTACCCGGCGCAGATCTTCAGCCGGTGATCCAGAATGGTCTTCAGGTAGGCCAGCATAATCGGCAACTCGTACCGCTTGCCGTCCGGCGAATCAACCACCACCCTCCGCATCATTTCCAGTTGCGAGAAACCCACGTCGTCATCAACGAAGAAGGCATAGTCCCATTCGCCTTCGAGCAGTTCGTTGCGCGCAAACTGAATGATCGTTCCCTGCTTCTTGGCAATGACGACGTTATAGCCGGGCAGCCCGGAATGGGTCAGTTGCTCGTTCAACTGGACCGCCGGCGGGGGCAACCCCTCGTAAAAGGGGATGCAGACCCGCACCGTAGGGCGGTCCGGCGGCGATCGCCGCAAATTGTCCAGCTTGACCAGGTTCATTTGCCCCGGGCTGTCTCCGATGCGGCCGTCGCTATGCCGTCAACGTACTGGGTCCTCGGCTCAATAGCCTGAGATCCCGCCAGCCAGAACTCGTGGTTGAAGTCCGGATGCGACTCCAGCTCGGCCTGTTCCTCCGGTTTGGTCAGCGGTAGGCGGTGATCGTGGAATGAGTACACTTTAACCGGCGCGTTGGGCTTCTCCTTCGTCGCCCGGCTAAAGTGATAGTCGTGCCGGACGGCCTTGGAGAAATACACGCGCTTCTCGATCGGCCGTTTGCTCGCCTCTGGTGCCTGCTCTGTCGTCGCTTCAGCTGGCTCGTCCTCTCGGAGCGCAAGCTTGGCTTCTGTCTCAGCCAGCCGTATGCGCAGAGCCTTGTTGTCCGCCGCGATCTCAGCCTTGGTTTTCGTCCTCTTCTTCTTCGCCACCGTTTCCTCCGGTTCTGTGTGGGCGCCCGGGAAGGGCGCCCACCGTTTTTCTTCAGCTAACCTATCCCAAGTCCGCTTGTCATCAGGATCAGGAGTAGGTCACGACGCCGGTCAGTTTGGAGTGCGTCTCCGGCAGGGCCAGTTCCAAACCGACTTCTGCCAGGTAGCAATCCACCGAACCGTCGTGACCGTCCTTGACCACGTCCTCGAAGAGAGCCATATCGCTCTCCTCAAGGTAGCGGAGGCCCAGATTCTCCGGGTCAAGGGTGAACCCGGTGCCCCCGTGGCCAGCCCCGCTGCCGGCAGGACTGTTCTTCAGGTCCCGATCGCGGACAATCAGCAACCTGCCATGGCCGGTTTCCCACTCCGCCACGCGGATGCCGTACAGCTCGTCGGACGGCTTCATTTCCAGCTTCCCGTCCTTCCAGTAGTCCAGCATCTCGATCAGCAGCGGCGCGCACAGGAAGACCTTCGTGTCACTGCCATACTCGAAGCAGTTCCTCACGTAGGTCAGCCAGCCGGTCTTGGTGAACGTCTCTGTCACGGTGGTGACGTTGCCGCCACCCGTGACGATCCAGTAATTCACTCCCCCGGTGTAGCGGATCACTTTGCCGTTCGGCCCTCCGGTGGCGTCCTCCTTCGGTTCCTGCCACAGGAAGGCGCGCTCGATCCGTTTCTCAAACTCGAGGAAGGCCTCGCGTCTGAGTTCCGGGACCTTCTTGCCCGTATGCAGGCGCGTGTGCTTCAGCGTCCGAGATACCCCGAAGGGCAGCCGGAAGATCTGCGTGTAGTTCACCCGCTTCCGGTTCTTCAGCATGAGGATAGTCGGCAGGGCCGAATACTCCTCGTGCGCGGAACCGATCGTGTACAACGGCGTATTGTCCGCGATAGCATCGGCCGTCGTTTGTCCGCAGGCACGAACAACCGTTACGACTTTGGTGCTGTTGTTTTTCGCCGTGACGCGTACGATCTCACCGCCGAGGACCTGAAGCATATCGTCGGGATTTATGTGATCGCACGAGTCGACGGTGAGTGCGGTGTCGCCCGCCGTGTAGCCCGCACCGTCGTTGATTGCGGTAAAGCAGGCGCGTTCCTCCTTCTCGAGGACCTTGAACTCCGGATCGGTCGTCAGCTCTTTCTTGATCGGCAGGCCGTAACCCTCACGGCCCCTGGTCAGTTTGATAAGAGGTGCGTTATCCGGCCGGAGCCACTCGAGCTCGGTTGGAACATCCGCCTTTCGCTCGTCATCGAGTACCAGGTCGGTGTCCTGGACCCCTTCAATGTAGTTCGGCAATGTTGTCTCTCCCGCGCTGTGGGAGAAACACAACGGCTCATCACTTCATCCGGTCAGGCTTATCGCCAAAAAACGTCCGGCGTTGCCTCTCACGTTTCGTATTCGGACCGGTACCGTCGCTTTCCCCCGCAGCGCCAGTTGTACCGGCAACAAGATTTCCCGCGATCAGCTTCCTGCGGTCTTCCTCGCTCAGAGCCTTCACGCGACTCAGCACGCCTTTCTCAATCAACGTGTCAAGCATACGGCCCTTCACCGCGTCAACGATCAGTCCCATCTGATAGAACTGATCGTCTTCGTGCTCCCCTGCTTCCTTGAGAAGCGTGGCAAGCGCCTCCCGGATATCGGGATCCTCGGCGTCCGGCCGCTGCTTGAAGAACTGCGCCTCGAACCGCTCCTGTTCGAGTTGCTGGAGCTTCAGCGCGGTCTCCCTGTTGCTGGCTTGGTTCACAGATGTTGCTGCCATCAGCCCGTCTTCAAATGCCTGGTAGGCATCCTCCCCGAGCACGGGGAGCAGGGCATCACGAGCCGCTTTCATTGCCGGGTTGTCACGAAACGCCTTCAGGATCTTGGGGTCGGGTCCGCTGGCCGGTTGACCGGCTGGCTTCCCCTTCTCCATCTCCTTGATCTTGGCCTCGATTTCAGCCATCTTCTCACGCAGCGTCTTATTCTCCGTCTGGAGTGTGACACTGTGGTTCATCAGATTGCTGTAACCGGCGGCCAGAGCCTGCGGTGTGTCGTACTTCCCCGCATACTTCTTCTGCGGCTCGCCTTGGCCTTCAGCACCCTTTGCGGAGCCATCACCAGGGGTCGTCCCTTTGTCCGGGTCACCCGCGTCCGGTGGCTTTGAGCCATCGTTCGTCTTCTTCGCTGGGTCACCTGGCGGCGTACCAGTCGGCTGCAAACCAAACTTCGCCAACACGTCCGGCGGTGTTTCCGTCGCAGCTGCCTTGCCGGTGCCGTCACCAGAGCCAGCGTTCGGATTTTCATTCGGCTTGGTCATTCAAATCCTCGATGTTGATATCTCCAAGGGGGTCGTCCCCTTCTTCCTGTCCTTGTAATTGGCGCATCAACTTCCTGGAGGCGTTTATTTGGTCGTCAACCTCGTGGAACGATTCGAACAGTGTAACGATTCCAGTTCGCTCTATTGCCATTGACGTCGCCTTGTCGTTGTTACCCTCCAGTATGGCCGTCCAGACGTCGTTATCGAACTCTCGCGCCTTCATGAGGAGGACTTCTTCGATAACCTTAAAGCCTTCGGTCTGCCGGACCGCTTTGACCCTGAGCAGCAGTGTCACCCGGCGGCGCAGTTTGCTCAGTTGCACCTCCGGTTCGTCGTCCGGATCGATCCTGGTGGTCGGGCGAGCCCAGAGGTCCTTGAAGTACTTCATCCCGCTCGGACCGGAGATGTAATCGAACATTGACCGGTCAAGATCCATTTTGATCCCCTCCCAACAGATCTACCGGCCTTGCGTCGCGCTCTCTCCAGCACTCTTTGCAATAGCTCTTGCCACCTACCTTTACCCAATATCCCCCATCTTGCGATTTCCCGCAGACGGAGCACTTTGGAGCCGGTCGGTATCCGATCGGCGGCATCACGTGGGCAAATTCCGAGATCGTCATATCAGCTCCAGCGCTTTGACACGATTCGCATTGCTGACCACCTTTTGCGGATTCGTCGACCGCCGGCGGGCACCCGTACGCGGGTTCACCTCTAACTGATCCAGGCCGGGAATCGCTGGCAGGCCATACTGGGACAGGAGATCATTATTGAGCGGCTGCCCGAAGACTTCCGGCCGGTACAGCAGCTTGTCGACGTTCTTGCGGTTGTAGCCTTCGTACAGGTCCCGCAGGGCGTTGTACGTGTCGAGCACCGGCACCGGTACCAGTGCCCCATTCGGCATCTGCACGAGCTGAGTCGTCCCCTGTGCCTTCGAGAACAGTTCAATGAGTTGCTGCTGCACCACCGCCCGGTTGAGTGCCTCCGTGGGTCCGCTCACCTGGAAATTGAACTCTCCGCGAATCTCATCACGGGTGACTGTCTGGAAATCCCTGGCGCCCGGTCCGCTCACACTGATCTCCAGCTCGTCCGGCATGAATTGCTGGACCACTTGACTGACAATCTTCGCTTTCGGGATCAGGGTCTGCCGTTCGAACGTCAATATGTCGCTGTTGATCCGGGTGTTCCCTTCAGACTGGAAAATCGCGTCCGAGGTGGCCGTGTTTCTCTGCTCGCTAAACCCCTTCTGCGCTCCAAAATACCCCGTCGTCTCCTCGATATTTGCCTCGAGCATCGTCTTGATTGCCAGAAGGTCGTGTTTCATCTCCGGCATCCTGATAACGTCGACGTCGTCCATGTTCTTCACCGGTATGCGCTGATTTGGTAAAGACAGGAGATCGTTCGGGTTGACGCCGGACGAGCGATATTTCCATATCGGCCAGAGATGGCTGACCGTAAGATCCGTCATTGCGTTCACGTAGAGATTCACCAGCTGCTGCATTGGGAGAATAGCCCGTCCTGATCCGATCGGCCACAGGCTGTCCGGGTCGATAGTCTTGACCCCCTGCACCATCGGAATCCACGGGTGCCAGAAGACGCCAGTTTCGTCGCGGATAACCTGATCGTCATTCGCCAGGGTCGTGATGCGCGTCCCGTCAAACATATGTTGCAGGCATACCAACTCAGGATCATGCTCCAGAGCACTACCCCCCATCTCTGTGTGGCACCGGCGGATCTCCCATTCTTGCTGCTCGTAGCAGTTCAGCGCCACCTGCATCACCTTGGCTTTGTCGTAAACGCCCATTTCGGCCCGCTTGACGAGCTCGCCGACCGGGACAAACTCCACCACGATCACCCAGGGCGCCTGGTCGATCCACGATGAAAACGGAGCCGGGAACACATCGAACGGAGAGAAGGTTTTGAACCACAGCCCCTCGTACAGAACTTCATCGACTTCGTGGTCAACCGTCCCGACGTGCTGACCCGACAGCACCACCGGCACCCTCCGATGGACTTTGCCTACGTCCCGTCGCCAGCTGGGGATCATGAACCCCGTCCCGAACAGGAACGAGTACTTGACCAGCCGGCAGATCTCGAGAAAGAACGTCGGCGCGTGCTCCAGGTAGTGCTGGACTACCTGCTCGTGCCGCTGAGCCTTCTCAACCGATCGCCCGGACGTCGGCGAGACTGCGACAAAAGGTGTGTGCTGGAAGTACGTGGTGATGAAGCGCGCGGCTTCAAGCTCGATCTGCGGGAATAACTTGTGGAAGTGAAAATTGGCCCGCCCCCTGCGGCCCGAGGTTTTCCTTACATAGCCATGGTAAGCCCGGCGGATCTTCCGCCAGTTGTTGCGTCTGGCCCGAAGCGCATCCTTCGCCCTTTTATAGCGGTCACGGATCTGCTTCTTCGGGTCGCGTTTGACCTGAAGCCAATCATGTACGGTGTTGCCGGTTCGTCTTGCCATCGCATCCGCGACGGCCGGAGTTCCGGTGTGCTTCGCCTGGAACGACGCCTACACTTAGCCTAACGGGAATTTTCAGCCGTTTGTCAAGTGTTAAATTTGCCAACAAAAGGCCCCCGGTTGCGCTCTGATTCCGGGGGCCTAAATGCCGATAAAGCAACACGTTATACTTACCCAATCCTAAACGGCACTGCCCATCGCATCACCTCCCCTCAGAGTTCCGATTGACCCGTCGCGCCCGAGTCTGAGCAGGGTGGGCCACCCGGATCCTCGCACTCCGGACCAACGTATCTGTCGATCGGCTTACCCAGCATTTGTGCCGCAACGCGGTCACCCGGAATCAGAAACTGGCGCAGTCTTCGCAGCTGGCCCTGCAATCGTTGGGTTTGACCGTACAGGTGTCGGGATTTACTGTGCCAGATAGCGAAGACGCCCGCCTCAGCCCTTAGCTTCGGTCCCTTCTGTTCGGGTGCGTGAGGCGCAACGGCCGCCTGCGGTCCCGCCAGCCTGGTTTGAATAGTCTCTGCTTCCGTGAGGCATTCGGCCAGCGTCGCTCTCAGTTCGTCAAGATCCTGAAATAGGACATCCGGTCCCGGTCCTGTTAAACCGGTGAGTTTCGCGTTCCCTGCATACAAGTTTTCAAGACTCACGTACAAACCTCCTCAATGTGTAAACAACAGGTAAACTATGCGATAAGGGTTTACATATAACATTAAGCGAGGCCCCCCGGCCGCCCAGAGAGATTGCGACCGGGGGATGTCGTTCCAGATGCACATCTCCGGCCTCGCATTCCGTTTCTCACGTTCCTACTGCCACCTTGCCCACAAAGTCATTTCGTGGCACGTACACGTACACCTTCAGCCCGTCGATCTCATCCACGCCCGAAACGATCGGTCCCCTGCTTCCGTCGCCATCATCGAACACCAGTCTCACCTGACCATGCAATTCGTGCCATAGAAGCGGGTACACGTCATACGGGATCCAGACCGAAGTCGGCTGCGACGGGAACCGCTTCTTAAACTCCCGCTTGGCCCTCAGCACGCTGTGCATGATCGGGACCGACGGGTCGATCGGGCAGGCGATCAGCTTGCGGTCGATACTTTCCGGTTGCTTGCTCATTCTTCATCCTCATCGAAATCGTACGTCGGCTGCCCCGTATCGTCATCGTAGTCTACCGTGACTGTCGATTTGTGCTCCTGCCGGTATTCTGCCAACTCCCTCTTGATCTCCGTCAGGCAGCCTACAACCGCATCCACCTGGTCGTCCGTGTCTCCATCCGGAAACATGGTCAGTTCGTCTATCAGGCACAGCTGCGCCGGATCCCGGTAGTTGAACCTGACCTGGTTCAGCTCAAAAAACTCCTGAACGCGTTCTGCTCGAGATACCTTGTCCAGCTTCTTCGGTAACGGCTCCCCCTTGATCGGCCGGTCCCGGTAGTGTGTCGTGAAGTAGTCGGGATGGTAGTGCTTCTCCTGGCACTGCTCGCCGAACTCCTCGGCCAGGTACGACTGAAACGCGATCGCTTCGAATCCAATCCGCCCATGCCACTTCCGCCAGGTCTCGATCGCCG